TATTACTGCTGCTGAGATGCCATCTGGCGAACTTATTCATAGCATTAAATATTATCTTGGCTATATGTTAATTGGTACCAGCAAAGGTATCAGGGCTGCTACCGTAGATAACAATGGCTCTATTACCTATGGTCCACTCATAGTAGAGACTAGCCAACCAGTCTATGATTTTGCATTTAGAGATAGATTTGCCTGGGCTGCTACTGGTGTTGACGGTCAAGCTGGTGTTGTCCGCATAGATTTAGGTAATGATTTAGGTGGATTACGTTTTGCTTATGCAAATGATTTATGGTTAGACAATAGTATAACTGGATATAAAACAACTGCTTGTGCTTTTGCTGGACTTACCGAAAGATTGGTATTTGTAACTGATGCTATCAACCGTGGTACAATTACTAACAAAGAACTTACATCTAATGTGGCTACACTCACTACATCGGCAGCGCATAACCTAACTACTGGCGACAGTATATGGGTAGAAGGTGTAGACTCCACATTTAATGGTCAATACACAGTTACGGCTGCAACTACTACAACATTTAGTTATACAAAGGCAGCAACTAATGTAGCATCAACTGCTGTCTCTTCTGCTCTTGCCGTGGTTAATGAAACTGGTTCAATCAACATAGAGTCCGCTGGCGCTAAGATGCCTGATGGTTATATCCAAACTGGATACATACGTTATAATACCTTAGAACCTAAAAACTTTAAACGCTTACTGGGGCGGGGTGACTTTACTTACGGTTCAATGACTCTTGAAACTGTGACTGAAGATGGTACCGAATACGATTTGATTACATACAATGCTGATGTGCCAGCGGTTGAAGTAACTACCAATCAGCCACCAATATCTCAAGAGTACTTAGGGTATAAGTTTATTTTAACGAGGGATGCAACCGACACAACAAAGGGCCCAGTATTTAAGGGCTACCAAGCTAAGGCTACTATCGCTACACCAAGACAGCGAGCAATTAGATTTCCCGTCTACTGCTTTGACGTGGAGACTGACAAGTATAATGTCCTAGTCGGATATGAAGGCAGAGCCTTTGATAGGCTAGGCCAATTAGAAACCATTGAACAAGATGGTGATGTTGTTACTTGGCAGGACTTGACTACCGGCGAATCCCGTCAGGTGGTAATAGAGCAGATTAACTTTGTCCGTGCAACGCCACCAGATAGAGGATTCTCTGGCTATGGTGGTATAATTGAGATGACCATAAGGACCGTATAATGTCACCTGCAGACTGGGCTGGATTAGCCGTATCTATAACTACTCTTGTTGGAGCGCTAGCAATGGGAGTAAAGCATCTAACTAAACATTATTTATCCGAGCTAAGACCCAATGGCGGTTCAAGTATTAAAGATAAAGTAAATGCTTTGGAAGAAAAAGTAGATTTGCTAACTGACCTAGTTAAGGATGCACTGAGGAGATGAATGAAACCTGTTGTCAAGAGAGCCACGCCTGCTGCAATTGCTGTGCTACGACAAGCGACGGCATTGTTTCCGAAACGCAACAAGGCGAGCGATGGGCTCCTTCCGAGTGCTGCTCATATAAAGGCCAGTCCTAACTCAGACCATAATCTAGGGTTGGCGGTTGACTTAACCCACGACCCAAAGAATGGAATTGATTGCGATGAAATCTTTGATAAACTTAAAGAGGATGCTCGCATATCTTATCTCATATTTAAGGGGAAGATTTGGTCAAGAGACAGAAAGGCTGAGGGAGAAAGAAAGTATACTGGTTCTAACCCTCACAATAAGCACTTACATATTTCTATTAGGAGTAGTCATAGTAATGACACTTCAAATTGGTTTGGCTGGATAGAGAAGAAGCCTACAGTAGCCGGCAAAGCAAAGGCAGTACTCTCAAGAAAGTCGAAAAAGAAAGATATCCCTAGCCCCAAGGAGGCATAATGGATAAACTGATAAAGAAACTAAAGAGCAAAGAGTTCAAGGCTGCGTTCAAGTCCTACCTGCGTGCGGTGCTAGCATCGGCTGTGACTATGGGAATCGCCTTCGCAACAGATATGGCTCCAGAATATGCCGTACTAATTGGTGGCTTAGCGGCTCCATTAGTAAAATGGGCTGATAGAGCTGAGAAAGAGTTCGGCCTACGATAGCCTTTTAACGCCTTCTAAGGCGGTTTAGAGACACTTTAACCCCCAACCTAGGGTAATCCCCTGGGAAGGGGGTCTTTTTTGTTTATATTTTTATTACCCAAACCTGCCAACCCTTATGCAAGACATGGTACTCACCGCTATGCCGGATGAGAAATGTGTCTATACCTGGGCCTGGGTTGTTCACGCTGCCCTTACCGGCATCCCATTCATAGTCATCAAAGGCAAGTACGCCACCCCTCTTGAGTAAATCCCATGACAACTCTGCGTCAAGAAGAGTACCGGGTGCTGTATGGTCAGCATCTATGTATATAAAATCATAAACAAAATCATCAGGATGAAAGCGTAAGTACTGCCGGGTAGTTATCCTATGGTGGTAACAGTTCTCATATTTTTTAGTTCTATATTTGTAGAACTTATAGACTTCCTCAAAGTCAATTGACTCGTGAGCAACCTCATCACTACCCTTCCAGGTATCAACATCGGTCAGTGTTGATGTGCTATCAGTTAGGATATTGTCCATCATCCACACAGTAGCATCGCCGGTATAAGCACCAAGTTGTAGAAAATTCAGATTAGGTTGACCCTTGAATGGGACTAGGAATTTGGAGAAGTTCTCTTGAGCAGCAGTCGATGCAAACCAGTTGGGAAATTCCATTATACCCCTATATAATATATTATATATATATAATTATAGACCCCTACGGGGTCTTATATAATATATATTATATATAATTATACACCTGAGTTTAGGAGTTGTCAAGTCTTAACAACCCCTTGACAATCCAAGGGTCCATCCCTATAATAAGGGGATGACAGTATTTATATCTGATGATTATACTCTACCCGAGCATGTATCTTACTCGGCGCTGACTACCTACATAGACTGTGGGTATCTATACTACCTAGGGCGACTGCTCGCAATACCCGAGCAGCCTGCCGTATGGTCTGCTGGTGGTTCTGCTTTCCATAAAGCAACAGAAGATTGGGATAGACTACATGTTGAGTGAGGAGTTATGGAATAGTGCCTGGGAAAATTATACCAAGGACCTTGACTTATCAACGCTTAGAGTTGGTGGCAGGGCTACGAAAGAATATCCTTTCAAAGAAGATGCAACCTTCTGGAACATCAAGGGTCCTGAATGGGTTCAAGCGTACATTGATTGGCGCACCGTTAACTCTGATTGGAAGATTTGGAAAACGCCTGATGGCGTACCTGCGATTGAATTAGGAATCCTACCTAAGTTTGCCGGTGTACCGGTGAAGATGGTTATTGACAGGGTGTTTGAGGTGAACGGGGACTTGGTTGTCGTTGACCTGAAGACTTCACAACAGACCCCTGCCAGTAGCCTTCAGTTAGGTTTTTATAAAGCGGGCATTCAGCAAATCTTTGGTGCTGATATCAAGTGGGGTAACTACTGGATGGCTCGCCACTCAGGTACAGGTTCTATGGTTGACCTGTCCAAGTACACTCCTGAGATGATAGACTACTTTGTGGAAAACTTTGACAAAGCACGCAGAGCTGGTGTATTCTTACCTAACACAAACAACTGTAATCGGTGCGGTCTAACAGAGCACTGCCCGTTTACCTCAAAGAAAGGGTCATAATGACCGAAGAATGGAAACTGCAAGTCTCTTACAAGACTGCAACTGGTGACATGATAAACATCCGCGCTAATACCGCTGATGAATTAAGTGTGTTGCTAGAAGGAATAGGCGACTACTCAAGTCAAGTAGCCGCTACACATAAGATGATTGCGGCGGCATATAATGTTGCCCCTTTATCGACTACCGGTTCCACTACAAACACAAGGCCACCAGTATCATTGCCACCAACCCCGGTGTCGGAAGCATCCGGTACCGCCGCTCCCACATGTAAGCATGGTGCTCGCATCTGGCGAAGCGGAGTGAGCAAGACATCAGGCAAGCCTTATGCATTCTGGGCATGCCCATCACCACAAGGTACACCCGACCAGTGCAAGCCGGTAAATTAAATAAATAAACCTGTTGACTGGAGCCAGTTTCTCTTCTTTCGCTGGCTTCAGTCACTTCTAAAAAGGATTAGAATTGCGTACACTTGTAAGAAGCGTTGGTCGTCCCAGCATTGGAGGCGAACCATTACCTTCCTGCCTCAAAGCTTTTGAATCTAACAAGATTATACTTAGACGCAGTGAAGTGTCGATGTTTGCAGCAGCGCCCGGCGTAGGTAAATCTACCTTAGCCCTTGCTCTTGCACTTAAAATGAAAGTTCCTACGCTTTACATATCAGCAGATACAAATGCACATACAATGGCTATGCGTTTAGCTTCAATGATATCAGGCAAGAATCAGGGTGATGTTGAGCAACTTCTAAACTCTGATATCGGATGGACTCGTGCTGTTCTTTCAAAGGGTGGACATATCGTTTGGTCATTTGAATCAGCGCCATCATTGCAGGATATTGACGAAGAGGTGCAGGCATTTGAAGAACTGTGGGGTTGCCCTCCGCAATTAATTATAGTTGATAACTTAATGGATGTTGCCACTGATGGTGGCGAAGAGTTCGCATCTATGCGTGCGATAATGAAGGAGTTGAAGTATCTTGCTCGTGCTACAAACGCTGCAGTGTTGGTACTACATCACACGAGTGAAGCGGTATCTGGTACTCCTTGCCAGCCTCGTTCCGCAATTCAGGGTAAGGTGGCTCAACTCCCGGCACTCATTTGTACGCTTGGTGTGGTGGGGACATCAATGGGCGTGGCGCCTGTCAAGAACCGTTACGGCAAAGCGGACGCAGGTGGAGGACTAATGACTTGGATTGCTTTCAACCCTGAATACATGTTCGTTGACGACATACCGGAGAATGTATAATGGAAAAAACATTAGAGATGCACTTAAAAGAATTGCGTGAGCAGATAGCCGAAGAGATTGAAGATTATCTTAGGAACAACATAGATATTCAACCTTGGGTTGATGTAAGGAATTTTAGATTCTGTGCAAAGATTGCTAGAGGAATTCACAATGGATGATGACTATTTAGAAATACATGCTAAAGAGATGGCTAAGGCTGAGTTCCTACAGCATATTGCTATCTGTATCAAGAAGATTAATGACGCTAAAGTACCGGTTCAGGATGAGTACACGCAAGGTATTAGCGATGGACTTGACTGGGCTACAAGAATATTAGAGAAAGATAAGAGCGCATACTAATGGCAAACCCCAATGGTCGTAAAGGTGCACAGTTTGAGACTGATGTAATGCGATGGCTTCGTGAGCACGAGGCAGTAGCAGAGCGTCTAACTAAGGCTGGTGCTAAGGATGAAGGGGATTTGTATGTGTTCATTCAAGGCAAGACTTATATCCTTGAACTTAAGAACAGAAAGAAGATAGACTTACCTGCCTTTTGGGACGAAGCGCAGGTTGAGGCAAAGAACTACGCGAAGGCTAGGGGCCTATCTTCCTTGCCTCCGGCCTTCGTTGTAGTGAAGAGAAGAAACCATGGCATAGAGAAGTCATGGGTAATACAGGATTTGGGACAATGGATGAGAGAGAGATATGAATGACTTACCAAGTATTAGAAATGTGCTTGTCCACTACGGTGCAGACTTACGACGAGACTACGGGCAAGTCAATCTCAGATGTCCATTCCACAACGATACGCACCAAAGCGGAACTGCCAACCTTGACAGCAACATCTTCATCTGCTTTGCATGCGGCGTTCAAGGAAATAGTTTACAAATCATTTCCCAACAAGAAGGGATTAGTGTAAGAGATGCAAAGAAGTTCGCAGAGGGAATTGTTGGAGAGAGCGGCGGAGAAGTACGCGGAAAACATTTATCAGGCAGAAGCCTACCTAAGAAGCAGGGGTATTCCAATGGAAGTAGCACGACTGGCGCGATTAGGCGTAGTCGTAGAGCCGGAGGTTGGTCATGAAGTATATGCTGG